GAAAAATTTATCTACAACTGACGGGTCATTTAGTACCGCTCTCCTTACTGAATCTCCATCTACATTCGATTTGATGTTCATATCAATTTGAGTTTTTTGTTGTGTTTGTTGTTGTTGTGACTGAGCTTTAGCTTTTTCCGCGTCTGCTTTTGCTTTCTCAGCCTCCGCTACCGGTACTGATTTTTGTTCTGTAGGTTTAGCTGCCGCCTTTTCTCTTGCATCTGCATTCGTTAATGTTCTGATACCATCGTTTACTGCCGTTGATACTACTTCAATACCTGATGCAGCGGCATTGGCCATTTTTGCGGATTCTTTCGCAGCAGCTGCCGGGTCAAATCCTAATTGTTTTATTAAATTTTCACCTGTTTGTCCTGCTCTAATTCTGGCAAGTGCGGCTAAAAAGTTTACATCTCTATTAATATTTTCAACTAAACTTACTTGTTTTTTTGCAATATCTTCGGTTGACATTTCTTGAAACTCTTCTCTGAATTCTAATAGTTTTTTAGATTGTTCAGCCGTCATATCTTGTAACGCAACAGATGTTGCACCTGCAAATTCTTTTTGTAAACTTTTTGGAATTTCAATAGACATCTTGCCGTCTTTCATTTGTGCAAGATTTGTTAAAAACTCCTTATCTTCTTCATTTTTAAATGTTAAACCATTCGCCATCATATCAGCGGCAGCAGATGTTCTCTGTGCAGCGTTCACTGCAATTTTTGTAAGTTCATTATAGTCTACACCTAATTCTTTTGCTAATGCTCGTGCTCTTCTTAAGTTTGCGCCTGATACTTCAAATCTACCTTGTTCTGAATTGTATGTTGCTAAACTTTCAGCAGCACCAATTAATGAATTTTGTAAGTCTTCAACATTATTTGTTGCATCATACATCATTTTTATAGGGTCACTAAATGTTCCAAATGCTCCACCAATTGCTTGTAATCCAGCAGCCATTGATAGAGCACCTTCTGGGTCCATAACTTTTTCTGCGATTGTGAATACACTTTGCATATTCATTCTAAGAGATACTGATTTTTGAACCATTTGATTTAAACCATCAATTCCCTTGTTAAATCCATATTCGTTTAACTTACCAATATTTGCAACTAAATCTTTTGATGTTGCTTTTGAGTTTAAACCTAATTCTAACGATGCTTTTCCCGCCTTTTGTATTGTTAACATTGCATCCCTAGCTCCGACTGAAACGTCTTGAAACGCGTTCGCTGCTCGACCACCTTCTTCCATAGAGTCAAAGTAAACTCTACTTGTCATTGCGACATCGGTCATAGTTTCTTCATTAAGAAGTCTAAATCTTCCTAAATCCGCAGTCATACTTGATATTGCAGAGGAAATGTCTTCAAATGAATAACCCAATCTTACCGCCGCGGGATATGCTTCGGTAATTGAACTTCTAAGACTTTCGGATAATTCTCCTGTTAGTCCTGTTTCAGTATTAATTTTGGCTTGGAGTTGTGATTGTTGTTTAAGTTGTAGAACAATACCATCACCAATTCCAGATTTAATACTGTCTATAATCTCTGAAAATGATTTTAATTTTCCGGTATTAGTATCGATTACAGTACCCAAAACACCTTCAAGCCCTATTCGTTCTCCTGTGTCGTTACCTCTATTTGATTGGTCGATACCCATTCCTTTCATACCTGCAACAATTCCACCTACAATACCTCCTCCTGTACTAGTTGTTTTTGTTGTAGTTGTACCCGCACTTGGGGCGGTTGATTGGTATCCTGCGAACGCACTTTTCATCTGTTCCATAACGTTTTTATCGTTAAGGTCCAATGTTTTACCTCCATTCGCTTTTGAAAATGATTTTTGGTATTCAATTTGGAATGAGGCCCAATCTAAGTTACTTGGGAATTTACTATAATCAACCATATTCGCCATACCTATAAATAGATTAATTCGGACTTTCTATTTCCATTATGTAATTGATATAATATCTTCTTACATAAACAGGCATAGTTAATATGTCATTGTATGAAAAACCTCTTCTGACGAGATAGAGAATCTCATCGAGCATTCCTTTCCTATATTCCGTAGAAAGGGCGAAAAAATTCTACCCCAAACCCAATTTCAACTTGGATTTCTTCTCCTGAAGGGGTCATAATTTTTTGTGTTAAGTCTAATGCCGGTTTATTTTCAGAAATGTATTTTCTAAAATCTTGAGAATCTTTGATTGGTAACCTTTCAATGAAATTTCTTATATTCATAGGGTCTTTGTTACCTGCAACCGATTTAATCATAAATTCAAGTTGTTTTGTTATAATTGGTGCAACACCATTTCCATTCCAACTATCCCTTATTTTATCGATTTCTAATTCATTTTTCTTAGTTAAAAACTTGAAGGTGATATCAACATTAGATTTTTTCATTAGATATTTGTATTCACCATTACTGTCGGGTTCTAATTTAAAATCTTTGATTTTAAGTGTCGATAAATCCGCCATAAAAGTAAATTCCTTATCTGTTTTTGGGTCTGTTACAATCATTTTATATTCAGAACCAAATGCTGTATTTCTTAAAAAAATTAATACCGCTTGTCTATCCTCCTCGACCATATCATCAACATCAAAATCTTTATCTAAAATTTTTCTTTTCAATAATTCAGTAACCAAAGAATTTGTTTGGATTAAATTTGGTGAGGCTAAAATATTTTCATCTGCCGCTGTTAAATAAGCAATTCTTAATGATTTTTTTTGTGTTGAGTAGTAAATACCTTTACTTGGTAACTCCACAACGTCGTACGCAATAGTTGGGTCAATTCTTAATTCTTCCATAGTATTAATATTATACAATAACTACGATAAAGTAAAGTTTAGACAAAAAATAAAGGAGCCGAAATCGACCCCTTTAAGACAGATTATATGTTTATTTGGAATATTAGTATACAAGGATACATCTATCCATTCTCATTGTAGCAGTGATATCAGCTAACGCATCTTGGCTATAGTCTAATGTACCAAAATCCAAACCTGATAAGAATGTACCTTGAAGAATCCATTTCTCAACCACAACTCCTGTTGGGTCTAACATTTCAAGTTCAATATCTTTTTTATAACCAGCAGCATATCCCATACGACCTGTTACTGATTCCGCGTGTAAACGGAACCATTCCATTAATGCTTGAGCAGCTGATGGACCAATTGGGTCTTTAAATTTAACTGTAATAGATTCCCATTTGAATCTACCCGCAACGTATGTTGATGTATTTAAAAACGGAATTTCTGTTTCAGCAATCGTAGCCTTAGGTCTAGACGCTGATGTTACGTACCATTCATTGATACCCAATGATGAAGGGAATCTTAAAATGAATCGGTTTTGTCTTTTCGGTTCATAAGGAACCGGCATTTTCATTAATAAATCTGCCATTTTGTATTTGTTAAGTTTTTAATTATTACTTTCCTATAAATATGTTGAAATCGGAAAATAATTTTTTTAGGTTAATTATTGTGTCAAGCTTGTTTTTCTCAATTTTTTTTCGTATTTTTTCCTAGAGCACCAGATAAAAGAACTAGAATGAATAATATTAATAATAAATACTAGAAAACTAGTACTAGAATATACTAGTATAATACTGGGTAAAATAAAATGGTATTAATTTTATAAATTTTGGTTCCCCGTGGAACGTTTCTATCCCACCATAATGGTGTCCATATAAAAAAAGGGGTCCTTTCGGAACCCCTTCTTTGTTTTATCTCCTTTTAGATTAGATGTTTTCAAACGAAGCACCTGTTGGTGTAATAATGAATTCAACATCGATAAATTCAAGTGAGCGAGTAGGTTTGATGTAAATTTTACCTCTAAGTGTATTTGCATCAATATCCTCTGGGTCATTTGATACTGTTACACGGAAGTCATATAAACCTCTTTCCTTTTTAATTGCTTCTAAAATTGGATTTACCAACCTTAAAAACTCTTGTCGTACTTGTTCATCGTTTTGTTCGAATAACAATCTTACAGCAACTGCTGAAATTAACTTTCTTGCTCTTAATAATAATCTTCTTACGTTAATTCTATCAAGTGCAGATTCTCTAACCTGAAGGGTTTTGTTACCCCAAATAATAGTACCAGTGTCAGAGAAAGTTGCAATTGGGTTAATTCTGTTCTTATATAATGTATCTCTTTCATCAAGAGTTAACTTCTTATATGCTTTGATAGAGTTTACCAAACCTCTTGAATAACCAGCTACTGCGAACCAAGGATAAGATACGTTATCAGTTAAAGCGATGTTCTTCACTACTTCTCCTGTTGGTGGTAACCAAAGTTGAGTAGAGTTATCGTTATCTCTAACTTGAATCCAAGGCCAATAGGTTGCTGAATAGTTAGTATCCAAATTCGCCATATCCAAATCATCAACAATTTCGTCCGAAGTTGATACATTTGGAGCGTTTATGATATAAAGAGAGTCAGCTCTATCGTTTTCAACTATATCAATCGCCTGTGTAACCAAAGAATTGTGGTCCTTAAAGTTAATACCAGGTGTTGCAAATATGTTAATATCTACAGCCTCAGGGTTTGAGTACGATTCGATACCTCTTAAGTAAGCGTAATAGTCTGAGTTACCTACAGTTGAACTAAACACACCACTGTTAGTTGTATGTCCACTTACATATGTTCTTTTACCAAAAACATATCCGTCAGTGTTAGTTCTTGAACTTCTGTAGATATCCCAACCATCAAAACCACCACATACTGCGAAAGTAAACTTACGGAAGTTAATAGATTCTAACTTACCCTTATTTACACCCTCCAAATCATATGGAGTACATTCAAATGCTTTACCTGTAATTGTATTACCTGTAATACTTGATGCGTTTGTTGATAAGTGGAATCCTACGGTTACTTTGTCAGGATTTTTACCCTTATATTTTAATAAATCGGTATCAAGACCTATTTGAGATGAGATACCTAATGATACTTTCTTGAATTTGTCAGCTTGTGCGGCTAAAACAGGTTCTCCTGATGTAGTGAATGTTCCTGTTGCTTCACCAGCTTCTAAGAATGATGTTTTGTATTTAACATCACCCAAGGTAGTTCCTGATAATGAATCAGTAACAAAACCTTTAAATCCAGCAGGGATTGCATCTTCAGGATGTTCTTCCGCCATTGTTAACATAATATACTTTGAACGTAATTCGTATTCACCATCTACAGTACCAATTTTTCTTGCTACGTAGCCAGGTAAAGTTGAATCCATAGTACATCTTGTAAATTTCTCCAATACTACCATATTATCGTCAGTATCGTAGAAATCACGAACAAGTACATCAAATTCAGTAGTATCTAAGTCCACATTTAGAATAGTAATTTTAACTTCAGTATTTGCTGAGTTACCATCTGATACGGTAAACACTTGGAATAAATCAGATACCTTACCACC